GGATTGGGGTCATTACCCGGACCAGCGGTGGCCGCGTTGGCGGATGCGTTGATCGTCGGCAGCGTCAGAACCACGTTAGCAGCCAGCGTACCACCAACCGCAACGATACGCCCACCATGCGACGAAGGAGAAAGGGTCGTGCTGGCCGTCACCGTGACGATGGTGCTGGGACCCTGCTGGAAGATACCGCCAAGGGACCGGATCGGCCCGTCGAAAGTCGAAATTGCCATGATTACCTCGCGTTGTAGCGCATCCTCACACCGTCTCTACAAAGTCTGCTGGGTCAGTCGATGTGAGTAAAAATCCCAGTCCGAATTATAGGGCAGGGGGCCGTAACCCCCCGCCCCTACTGCTTACGACGAACCAGACGTGCCCCAGATACCAAGGGGGTCCGACCAGCCGAAGCTGTAACGCTCGCGGGCCTTGTACCGGACGTTGCCGGTGTCAAAGTCGCCGTCCATGCTGTTTTGCAGCGGGACACGAACGAAGTGCTTCATGCCGTTCGGGACATCCGTGGTGAGGAACCACGCGTTGGTGTCGGTCAGGAAGTGGTTGACCGTGAAGCCTTCCGCAACCGAACCCATCGCCTTCAGCGCGTTGATGTCGTTGTTGGTGGTGCCGACACGCAGTTCCGTATCGAGCAGCCGCTTGGCAACGAACATCAGGGCCGGGGGGATGACCAGCTTGCGCGGACGAGCCGCAATCAGCAGACCACGTTCATCCGTCCACGCAGCGATCTGAATGACCGCAGCTTCCAGCGACGTTTCGTTGAGGTCAACGTCGGTCGTTGGACGGTTGGCGTTGGTACCACCGGACACCAGCGGGTGCGCCGTGTTGCACAGCGAGACACCGTCACCACCGTTGTAGCCAGAAGCCGCAAACGCGTTGTTCAGGACGGAAGCACCTTTCACCTGCTTCGTGTACGCCATCGCACGGGCCAGAGCTTTGGTGTAGCGCGCCGACAGCGTGTCATACAGGTTGTCTTCCACCGCTTCTTCGGTGATCGAGAAGCCCAGCGCGATGGTTTCGTGCTGGTAGCGGGCGGTCCACGCTTCCTGTGCGTTGTCGTAGGAGATCGCGTTGCCTTCCGGTTTCACCGGGGCGGCAGAGAAACCGGACAGCTTGGTTTCTTCTTCGAACGAACGCTCGGAGGTTTCCGTTTCGTAGATCTCCTTGTGTTCTTCGCCGTAACGCTTGTACTCCATGCCGAACAGCGCGTTCAGGCCGGGGAGCAGTTCCTTGAGAAGTTGTGCGCGAGAAATAGCCATGGTTCAGTTCCCCTTAGATGCCCGCAGCGCCGCGATACATGTGAACCCCCGGGACCCAAGTCACCAGAACTTCGGTGAACGAGCCAGAAGAGTTCGCCGTATCGGGAACCACGTCGATGATCTTGAGCGGCAGCGTAGTCGTGACAGCCGTGGTCGAGAGGACCGCCAGCTTGCTGTCGCCAGTGATGGTGCTGCCGATGTTGTTCACCAGCGGCACGTTGCCACCCACCAGACCCGCACGATCCTTACCACTCATGGTCGTGGTGCCGGAAACGATGGCGACCTTCATCACCAGATCGGGGTCATCCGCCACGTACGCCAAGATGGCGTTGGCGGTATCAACCGTACCCGTAGTGCCAGCCGGGAAATACTGCGAGTACACCCGTTGACCCTGCGAGTTGATGTAGGAACAGCCCATGAACACACCAGCCACTTGGACGGGAGCGTCGGTGCTGATCGCAGCCGTACCCCAGACCGTGCCGGAAGCCGACATGGACACAGCATCGCCAAAAAAGATGGCGGTGCCATGGCCGCTGCCGATGGCCATCTGACGGGTAGAGCCAGCAAACACCTGACCACCCAGCAGGCTGACCGGACGAAGCCCGTACGGGGCGTCGATAGTCGGATATGCCATTGTTTATACTCCTAAAAAGGGTTATTTTTTCCCGCTGCCAAAGCTCGTCTCACTACGACGGTCGCTGAACAGCGGCATTCTTGGATCATTGTTCCGCATGAAGTGGTTGTCCACCGACTCCACTTGTGCCTTGTTTTGCTTGGCGTAGAACGCATTGCGTGCTTCGACAAACTCAACAGGCGCTTTGCACAGCATCAGCCCGCCAACTTCGACGTTTCCGTCTTTGTTAGCCGGGATGTTGAGTTCCGGGTGATCCGCTGCCTTGACAGGCACCCAACCTTCGCGCGTGCGCGCAGAGACGTTGGTCGGATCCGCTTGTCCCAAAATGCTGGTCCTGATGTACCGAAACCGATACCCCAGTTGCGGAAGTGGTTCAGGCAGCGTTGAAGGAGGCGTGTACTCGGCTTGAGCACGAGTGTCTTTATCGCGTGTTTGCAGTTCACGTTGAATGCGGGGTTCAGCCATTTGCAGACTCCAGTTTTGCAAGTTCACGAGCATACTGCTCAGGGGTCAGGTTGAGGCGCGAAGCAAGGTTAAGCTGCGTCTGCGTCAACTTGATCTTCTTAGGCGCGGTTGCCCGCGATACAGGAGCCACAACAGTAGACGGCTTTTCCTTCCGCACGGCTTCTTTGTTGTCCTCGTTTGCGCTGGTTGCAACAAAGAATTCAGGAAACCGTTTCTTCATGTGCGCATCAATCTGCGTAAAATACTCGTCACTACGCGGGTCTGCACCCGAACCAACAAGTTGCTTGTGCTTCATCAACGCAACGGCTGTCATTTCGTCGTCAGCCCCAAACCATTGATTGCGCTGTTGCCAGCGAAGGGTCTTTTCATCCGGTTTGACAGAAGGTTGTGCATGTTCTTGATTCGTATATACCTGTTCTTCCGGGGCTTGTAAAGCAAGCGGCCTAAACGACTTAGCTTGCGAAAGCTTCATTTTAGCTTCGGTCAGCGCTTCTTGCGCTGCAACAATGGCGTCAGTATCAAAGTCTTCATGCGCTTTTTTCAACGCCGTTTTTGCTGTCAAGACTTCTGCTTCCGCCGCAGCCACAGCCGTAGTGGCGTACGCTTTTTCTCCCGTCTGAACGTAATCCTTAAGCTTTTTGTTTTCGCTTACCAACGTATTGGTAACACGAAGCATTTCATCCCGTTCACGGGTAGCCGCTTCTCTAGCCCGGCGTTCATCATGCCGCGCCCGCGTTAACTCTTTGATCCGATTACGAACTTTTTCACTGTACTCCGCAAGTTCGTTTTCCGTAACTTCTTCCGGCTCTTTGGCCATCGGCTTGCGGCCACGATCTTCCTCCGGCGTGTCGTCGATAACCTCAATGTCAAAGTCGTCTTTAGCCGCCGTCTCTTCGCTTTTCTTTTCTTCAACTTCGTCAGGAAATTTGAATTCAGCTTCGCTCATGGTCTCTCCTTAATAGACGCGGGTAATTCCCCGGGGATCTTCAACAACCGCTTCCACCTGATCGTCGTACAGCAACCGAAATTCTTTGCCGTGAATGGAAATACGTGTTCCGGAATACTGTCTGGCGATGATGAAATCTCCTTCCTTGCACCAAGGACCGTTGGGGTACTTGTTGGGATCCTTGTACGCCTCGGGCCCCAGCTTGACGACGAACAGCACCACCGTCGCAAACTGTTCTTGCTGCCGCTGTGTTTCGGGGCGCAGGATTTCCGTGCCCTCAAACTTATTTTCAATGTCAGGCACGGCGCACAAAACGCGGTAGCCAACCGGTGCAGGCAACTGCTTGGCTTTTTGCTGGTCCGTCAACTGCTCGGAATCACTCATCCGATTTTTCCTTTTTATCAGCAAGGTCAATAAGAAGACGCTCCGCGAGGGCAAGACCTTGAATCACCCCACACAAGCGTTTGTAGTCGTCAAACGATTGGCACTGACCCGTCGCAACGTCGTCAGCGTAGTTGTTCATCTCCTTGCGGAGCATGCTTTTCAGCGCTTCCATCCAAGCGTCCATGCTTTACTCCTTTTTAGCCGCTTCAGCCTTTTGTTTTGCCACTTCGATGCCCATCCTAAAACCTTCTTTCTCATCGGTCGCGCGCATGCTTGACGCCTGCCGGGAAATTTCCGCCCCGACTTTAGTGCCCTCAAGCTCAAGCCGCTCTTCCTTGAGCCGGATGTCGTCGGCTTTGGCGGCGGCGTCCATCGCATCTTTCTTCGCCTTGCGCTCAACTTCGGCTTTCTGGATGGCAATCTTCTGCATCTCAATCTGCACCAACGGATCCTGCGCGTTTTGCTGGGCCTGTTGTTGCGCCACCTGCGACTGGCTGAGCGCGAGCACCTGCGGCGCGGCCATCGCCATGCGCTGGGACAGCATGGACTCCACATCCGGACTGTAACCTTCGCCTTCCTGCAACACCGGAATCTGAATGCCCATTGCCTGCGCCATGCGGTTGCGATACGCATATCCAACATGCTCGGAAATATGCGCCATCATGGCCTGCGCAATTACTTGTGCCTGCGGGTTTTGCCCGATCAACTGCTGCATCAGCGGATCCTGCATTGCCGCACGATGCACAGCAATGTGCGCTTCGTGGTTCTGATACGCAAATGCCTTAAGCGGGCGGCCCTTCAAGGCGTTCTGGTTTTCCTGCACCGGGTCCACCGGTTTCAGGTCATCTATCGTAGGCACAAGCTTGGCCACGTTCTTGATGCCCAGCACCTCCAACATCTGCCTGTGGAGCAGCGGAAGGTCGTAAATTTGCGGAGCCATTTGCGCAAGCTGGATGGCAGCTTGATACTGCACCACGCGCTGCGACATGGTCGCCGCGTTGGGATCCGAAACAGGGATGATCTCGACGTGATCGTAGTCTTCACGCTTGGCCCTGCGGCCAAGATCGGCGTCAACATCGTAGTCGTAGTCCTCGGGCGTGTAGTCCCGGATGATCCCGGCAATAAGCTGAAGCTCTTGCTTGAACGCGTAGTGCACCCGCGCCTGCACCGCCGACATGACTTTCAGCGTGCGCTCAAGAATAGCCAGCGTGGAACCAACCGGTGCTTGGTTGGACATATCCGAGACCTTGAGATCGGCCATTGCGCTAAAGCGCCGACCCTCGTCAATGATCTTGTCCAGCAGCCCGGCCAGCACTTGGCTTGGCTCCTTGTAGGGCAGCGGCAGAATGTTGTCGCGAATGGCCCCGGAACCAATGTCGACATCGCGGAACTCACCCGGCGCAATAGGCGTGTCATCGCCCTTAATGCGCAGCCCCCGCGTCTTCAAGCCTCCCGGCAGGTTGGAAAGGGTGCCCGCATCCACAAGCTGGCGCATGATAGATGTGGCGTTTTTGGCGTAGCCCCCGATGAGATGAAACAACCCGAAGCCGTACGCGCCAAAACCGGGGATGTACTGGTAATGCACAAAATGACAACGCCGCGTACGAAGCTTGTCGTCCTCTTTCCAGTTGCGCCGGATCCCAAGCACGACGTTGAGATCCTTGATAACCGTGACGATGTAGGGCAACGCAAGCGGGCTGTCGTCATCAACTCCCGGAATCTTCAACAGCGCGTTGATCTCATAGATGATGTAGCGCGTGTCGTACGTCGCATCCAGCCCCGTTTCCTTGTCCTTTTTCTTCTGGATATCGGTCGTCATGGGCTTGGGCGGATCGGGCAGAATCACATCGCGCCAGAACCCGGCTTCTTGCAGCACTTCAACCTCATTACGCGTCTTGCGCATGCGGTGCGTAATGCGCTCCGCCGTGTGCATGTCCGAGTAACTGTACGGCAAGATGATGTCTTCAGCAGGCACAAAAAGGCTCACCTGCCGTTCCTTGCCGGGGTCGTAGTACACCTTCTTGAACGCCGAACCCGCACCGGGCAGGTTGAACAGCATCTTCTCGTGATCGGGCCGGAACTCAGGCATTTTCTCGATCAACTGGTAATTCAGATCCTCCTTGACCCGGGCAGCGGCTTCTTCCTTTTCTTTGGTGTCCTTGCCGATAATCTGCGCTTTGACAGGCCCGGCGGCAGGGAAAGTCTCCATGATCGTTTCAGACTGGAAGCGAATGACCGCCTCCGAAATCATCGGATGGAACACCCCGCAGGCACCCGGCCACGGCTCGTTGCGCTCCTCGATCTTGAGCCCCATCAACTCAATGCCCGTGGTGTACATCTTTTCCCAATCCTTGCGGGCGGAAAGGTCGTTCTCCACCTCACGCATGATGTCTTCGGACAGGGTAGCAAGCGTGCGCTCATCCAGCGTCTCGGCAAGGTTATCGTTGAAGTCCGGCGTCCCCTCTTCTTCCGGAGTCAGCTTGAGCTCCAAGCCGTCAACGCCGACGGTCACCTCTTCGGGGTTGACCACTTCGATCTCAACATCCGGGCCCGGCGCAAGGGCGTCGATGCCCTGTGGTGCCGCGTACAGCGCTTTATCAATGGCCATGTAACGTCCTTAGTAGTAAACGCGCCTGCGCCGGAAGCTTTTTTCTTCCTCGGGCTCGTCGCTGTTCAGTTTGATGAACCCCCCTTGCCTGTAGCGCAAGAGGGCCTGTGTCGTCGTGTCCACGTAGTCGTCGTGCTCACCCACCGGGAAAGCCGCCATCTCCTCGATGACCTCCCGCGCCCAACGCGTATCGGGTGCCCAGATCGCCCCGGAAGCAAACAAGTCAGCTACCGCATTGACGCGAGCCGTCTTGTCGTTGCCCCGGCTGGGAGAAAACTCGGCCACCGGAATACCCATCGCCCGAAGCTCCTGCAAAAGCGGAGCCCCTGCGGCTTTCTTTTCAATGATGAACGCGTCTGGATTCCACTCTTTCCAGTGCTTGAACGCCACCTGTTTCAACTCAGGAAACTCCATCCGATCCTTGAACGCATCGAGCAAGATGACGTTGGGCACCGGCTTACCCGTGTCCTTGTCGTTGTACCACACGCCCCACGTCGTGCAGGCGGAGTAGTCCGATGAAGTCTTGGCCTCGTGCGCCGTGTCCCACGACTGGATGATGTACTCGCAAGGCGGCGGATACTTTTCCTCCCATACGCGCCACATATCGCGCTTGATGATGGCCACGGAGTCAGACGTGGGGTTCTGCTGGTACTGCGCTGCCCAGTAGCGCGGATCAAGCGTTGCGCGGGTCTTTTGCAACTCCTCCAGCGACCAACGCTGGGACCACAGCGGCTTTTCTTCTTCCGTGTACTCGTTCAGGAGCGCCGGAAACTCAATGACTTCCCACTGGTCGGCGTCGGGGTTGCGCGTCTGGTAATCCAGCAGCTTGGCTGTCAGGTCCAACTGCCCCCAACGCGTCATGACCACGATGACCGCCCCACCCCACATCAAGCGTTGGCGAGGGCCCGTCTGGTACCAACTCCACGCCTGCTCAAAAGGCGTCTTGGTGCCGCTTTTCAAGTCCTGTTCCGAATGCGGGTCATCTATAAGGAGCAGGTTAGCGCCGCGTCCTGCCAGCGCACCGCCCACGCCAACCGCGTAATACTTGCCGCCCTTGGAAGTATTCCAACTGCCCGCACTCTTTGAGTCTTCCGACAGCGACGTGCCCGGGAAGATCTCCTTGTATTCTTCGCTCTCGATCAGGTTTCGCACCCTGCGCCCGTATTCCTCCGACAGCGAAGCAGTATGCGTTGCCATGATAACGTGGTGGGACGGGAAGTGCCCCAGATACCAAGAAGAAAAAAGGTACGAAGAGAGTTCCGACTTGCCGTGGCGCGGGGGCATGTTGACGATGACGCGCTTTTTGCCGCCATGCACCACGTCCTTGAAAATGCGCGCCATCACCTTGTGGTGCATGCCTTCGGAAAAATTCGGGTAGACCCGGTGCGCAAAGGAAAGCAAGTCATTTTTCGCCTGTTGCAGCTTCAGGCGTTTTTCTTTTTCTTCCAGAAGGTTGAGCAGATCAAGCTTCTGGCTCTTGGTCATCGCAGCAAGGTTCACTGCTCGACCGCCTCGTTTTTTTCGTCCACGACTTCAGCATCGCTGATGTTTTCCAACGCCTTCAACTTTTCCTGAATCTTGCGATCCAGTTCAGCGTCGGTCACGCTTGTATTGCGTACTTCCATGCGTTCGGTAAAGAGGGCAACTTCGGTAACCTTGCCCAGCAGTTCCAACGCCCGCAGACGGATCTTGGCGTCAGGATGCTTTGTTTCTTCAATGAGTTGGGCTACCGCATACCCTCTGATCTCCTGCGCGCGCTCAACGAACTGCCAATCATAGGCAGTCAGCATGCCGACAAGATGCTTTACGGCAGGGGGTGTATCAAGCCGCGTTACAAGGGCGTGCGTGTTGCTTGTGTCCGCGTTGGCCGTGATAGCCGCAAAAGCTTCGTTGGCCGAACGTTTTTCCGATTCTGCAAGCGCCGCATCGTCTTCCTGCACGCCCAGCGAAGCCAGCCAATCTACCGTAGCGTGCCTAGCTTGAACGTGTTCAGACACCGTCGCTTTTGTGACGGGCGCAAGATCTATCGCCGTTTCCTCTACTTCGGGAACAAAATCAGCGTCATCTAGTGATGCAAGGTGCTCCAACACGGCGGGTTGCGTTCCCCAGTAAATGTGCGCAAGCTCGTTATACCGTGTTGCGTGGGGGCTTGCAACCTTCTGATTTTGTTGCTAGTGTTCGTTTTGTGTTTTCCTCCTCCGCTTGTGAGCAATCCGGGCGTTTATGGGGCCTTGCAACAGGGCCCCTTTTTTTGTGCTTGGCTGTGTAAGATTATAAAAAA